CCCAGTAACTCCCGGTCCTTGACGGCCGACTTCAGCGCGTCGTCGTAGTCGTACAGGTCGGACTGAACCGATATGGCCCGCTCAATTGTCTGGCTGACGTTGCTGCGGTCCTTGTTCTTCCGCTCCGCGTCCGCCTGGGCCATTGCCGTGGCCTGTGCGGCCATTTGCTGGGCCTGCGGGTCGTTCTGCGGCACCGGAGGCGGTTCCACCGGCATAGCCTCGCCAAAGCGCGCCCGCACGTCCACAGACGGCACGCTGTTGTAGATCGCCGGGCACACCGTCTGGATGTTGGCGTAGAGGATGTTGAATTTGGCGGTGCGGTATCCGTCCTTGTCGGACCGGAACTGACTGATCGCCGTCTTGGCGTCCTCTCGCCAGTCGCGTTCGGTCTTGGTCGCCAACTCAATCGCAGACATCCAATACTTGTGGAAATCCTGCTGCGACTTGATGGTCTTGGCGAGCGTATCAACCGTGCCGTTGTCGGCGCTGGTCACTTCGGAGGTTTGGCCGATCATGATTGCACCACCTGCAGTTGAGCGGCATAATCAACGGGCCGGTTCGCGTTGGAAGCGCGAGGTCCGGCCCTAACCACTCTCGCGAAGGAACCGCGACCATGGCTGCCACATCGGTAACACGAACGCTCGTCCCCCGTCGATTTTCCCTGCGTGAGAGGATCGAGCATTACTCCGTGCCCGACCAATCCACGGGATGCCGCCTTTGGACTGGCGGTGTTCTTAAGTCTGGCTATGGTCGGCTCACATGGGAGAGACGATCTCAGTTGGCTCATCGGCTGGATTACGAGGTCGCGAATGGCCCCATTCCGACCGGGCTCTTCGTCTGCCACAGGTGCGACGTGCCCCGTTGTGTTGCTGCGGCCCATCTGTTCCTTGGCACTCCGGCAGACAACATGGCCGACCGAGACGCGAAGGGACGCCATGTCGCGCTTGTTGGCATTCGCCACAATTTCGCGAAACTGGATGATGCGGCCGTCCGCGCAATCCGAGCGGACAAGCGCTCTCATTCTGTGGTGGCCCGTGAGTACGGCGTCACACTTTTCACAGTGAGCAAGATTCGCCTTCGCAAGATTTGGAAGCATATCTAAGCGCCCTCTCGTTCTTTGCGGCGGAGAGTTTGTTTTTCGATCATTTCTTTGATGGAGAGGTTGGATTGAATAGCCCCGTCAGGCGTGCCGATGAAGAAATCCGTCTTTGGCGCTGGCGTGGCCATCTCGCGTACATAGGGCCGGCTCATGGCCGCGTATCGCGTCTCGTCAGGGGCGTGATCTTCGCCCTCTGAATCCACATCCTCCGGTCGCGCTTCGTCATGCTGTAGCGCCGGCAACGTGCGGATAATGTGCGTAGACGTGTTGAAAAAGTAGATCATGGGAGCGCCGGTATCCCAGAGGATGGCGCCCGTCTTTTCGTCGCGCTCACAGGTGCCAATTAGGCGGGCGCGAAGCTGATCCCAGCCACCCATGGCGCCGTCGCGGGCCACGCGCTTGTTATCAGCCCGACCAAAGGCAACGCGCCCGTTGCTGCCCTTTAAAATGCGTTCAGCAATCGACGGGCCGCCATCCTGGTTGTGGGCTGCCGGGTCAATCACGCCATAGGCGATTTCCTCGTGAACCGGCGGCTGGCCGGGCGCTGATAGAAGCTCGCGCTCGGCAATCCCTCGGCCCACTTCTTCGGCCGTCATCTTGCAGCCTTCGTTGGGCGTGCCGTTCCAGCCGTACCATTCGCGATAGCGGATGATTGCGCCGCGCGGGAACGCTGGCAGGCTTCCATCGCTGATAGCCCACCAGCCAACGCTAAACGGGCGAGCCGAGCCCCAATCCATGCTGCGAAAGCGCGTCCAGTGCGCCGGAATCTCAAACGGTTTCACAACATGGCGCATGCCAAACTCAGGGAAGAATGCGCCGGCAATAACCGACCAATCTCCCTCCAGCCACGCCCGCACCAGGTCCTCGCTGCCGCTCATGTGCAGGTTGGCAACGTACTCGCCGCCGAGATAGCGATTATCGGTCACGCGCGACGGGATATAGACGCGGTTACGCCTTACCTTCTCGCCTGTGAACGGGTTGGTGAACTCGCTGGTTATCAGCTTGCGCCCGTTGGGCGCCGGGTCGATGTACCGGGCCTTGACCCACTGGTGGCCAGCGCCGCCCGGATTGCCCGTTGCACGAAAGCCACAAGGAACGCCCGTGCCGGAACGCAGCGTCGCCATCAGCTTCATGATCGGCGTTGCGCTAGGGAAGTTGCCAATTTCCTCCACGTAGACGCGCGTGTAGTTATGGCCCTGATAGTTGTCTGCGTCGCTGTCGCGCTCCAGGTAGGCAAACACAAGCCGCGCGCCGTTCCGGAATTTCCACTCTTTCTCGGTTTCGTTGAATTCGCCGATGCCGCGATAAATCTGCTTCGACCGGGCGATGGTTTCGCGAAGCTGCTTCAGCGTGCGGCGGATCATCAGGCCAATTGCATGCTCGCCGTATTTGTCGGCATGCTCCAGCCATTCGCCCAGCACGCCGTCGGTCTTTCCTCCACCACGCGCGCCCCCGTAGAACACCTCAAACACAGGGCAACGGATTAGCTCTGTTTGCGGGCCGGGCTGGGCCTCCCATGGCTTGAAGTCTGAGCCGTCCGGCATCAATGCACCGCCGCGACTTCAGCCGCCCATGCTTCATCACTGGCGGCTTTCTCAGGAAGGCGAGCAACCAAGCGGTTGTCTGTGATGGTCACATCGGTCTGCTGAGTGGCCCGTCCATCCAGGCGGTCCGCCACTTCCTTGATGGCCGACACGTCGCCAGACATTCCTGCGGATACAAGTTGGTCTGCGAGTTTGCGAAGTTTGGTGGTGCCGTCCTGCTTCTCAAGCACGGCAACGCGCAGCGCGTCGCGAAACGCTTTATCTGCCCATGCGCCTTTGGGACGACCCGCCATATGTGAACCGCTAACCTCTTGAGGTGTAACGGTAAAAAACTCTACGGACTGTGATTTAGAAAATGCAAGCGGTTTTTACTTGCCCATGTGGCCGCGTTGTACTTCCGCAGTCAGTTCGCTTGAATGGATTAGGTAATCCGCAAAATCTTGGTCAAGGGATTTTCTTTCGTCCCACTGGACTTTCACAATCTCAAAGTAGCCCTCTTCTTCGCTGTGGAGCATTTCGCTTTTCACAACGATGCCGCGCTGCCATTGATTGCGTCCCGGCCGCCTATGTCGGACGATGTCACCCTTTGTGAAGCGGCTGTTCATGCCGCCATCCTACGCCGCAGGTTCACCCGCGCCAACATGGCAATCATTGCCGCGCTCATGCCGCGCTCAATGCGGGATGCTGCACGGCGCCGCGTTACCGTCTCCCGGCAGAAGCCCAAATGCTGGGCAATCTCGCCGTCTGAGTATCCCGCTCCCGCCATGCGGCGGAGGGTGGCGCTGTCGTCTGGTGTCCAGGTGCGGCCTCTCATTTCCTCTCCTCTGCGCCATCTGTCTGTGAGAGCGCGCGGGCGCGGAGAGCGGCGGCGCACAGGGCGAGAGCGGGCGACTTGATGCCGTCGGCAACCGTGATTGCCTCGTCCGGCCCTTTCCCCTTGAAGTAAAGCTCGGGGTGCCAATCGCCTTCCTCGGTCCGCTGAAGTGTGAACCAAGACAGCGCGTCGAATTTCACGAGCGTCACGGCTGCGTCTAGGGAGGTGGTCCACGGCGGGATAGCCTCTCGGTCACAGCCGGGGCGGAACATGAACTCAAGGCCCGAGCCAGCCTTAAACACATCCGCCATAGGATGCCCTTCTGGAATCTCGATGACCTCGACTTGGTAGCCGAGCGCCGATGCAATGGCGCGGTCGAGGACCCGTGACGCCTCCTCCCGTTCGCACCTATCCGCCAGCGCATTCAGTTCATCTGCCTTTGTCATGGGGTGGCCTCGGCCACCTTCTGCAGACTTGCGGCCCAAGCCTCGCGCACCTGGGCGCATTGAGCGTGCCACGCTTCCTCGGACTTGGGCGGCGGTCCAAACATTTCGACGCGGGTACGTGAAAGCGCCTGCTCCTCGCAAAGCGTGATCTGCTCGGCAGACAGCACCAGCTTGTCGCGGCGGTGTGCCGCCAGCTCCAACGCCACCAGGTTGCAGGCTGAATATACCGCATGAGGCCGGTTTGCCTTGATCTTCGCGCCCTGCCCGTTCATCCAATCGCCGTGGATCTGCTTGCGGCGGGCGTCGCGGTCTGCAAGCCACTGGCGGATAGGGGGCCCTGCGTCGCTGGTGCCTCGGCCAAGGTCCAGCTTGCCGCTCGGCAAAT